TCGTGGACCAAACCTGGTGCTCCGATAGTGCCTGTATGTGCCTCGTAGCGTGTGCTATCTGCACACCCATCTGGGAATAGGGCTGAATTTATTAAACTATGTTCACCGTTTAGTAGGCAATCATAATCTGCTATTGTTAATACTCTAGGAGTATGTATAAAGCCTGACTCACCGTCAGACATAAATACTTCATCCCACATCTGCTCTGTCTCACCTAGAGTCACTGTAAGTACAATGCTCTCAGTTGCTGTCGCTGATGAAGCAAGTACGGATGTAACACTCTTAGCATCTGAGTCACTTGTCGATGCAGCAGATGACAGGGCTTTCGTAATACCGAACGTGCTAATGCTGTCCGATGCCGTCACCGGGTCAGGGTCTACGTCTACATCAGTTAAGTCGTAGTCGACTGCCGATGTGAATTGCTTAACAATCGTACTTGTCGTAGACACTGCGCTCGTAATTGCTTTTGTAATATCAAATGAGTCAACACTATCCGAAGCTGTCACTATATCAGTTTCATATTTGTTGTAGGTAAACGTATTGAGCACGTCCGCCATTGTAATAAGGTCAGACTGGACAGATGTAGGGTTAGTGACTGTAGAGTCAGAAGCCGTTAAGGTCTCAGTCTGGTTGCTTGTAGGGTTAGTAGCGACGCTATCACTTGCCGTTGCAGCTGACGTAGCTGTAGAGGTTATGCTCTTTGCGTCAGAATCTGTTGCTGTGAGTGTGCTCGTTGTACTCTTCGCAGGGCTAAATGTTGTACTGTCTGTTGTAGAGACTGGGTCAGGGTCTACATCAGCGTCACTCATATCGAAGTCAACGGATGAATGGAATATCTTACTTACTACTGCTGTGACTGTTACGTCAGATGCCTCAGTAATATTAACAGTCTTAGCCGCACTATCTGTTGCTATCGCTGTTGATGATGTAGTAGTTGTTACAGCTTTAGCATCTGAGTCTGAAGCTGTTAGGGTTTCAGTGGGGCCTGTACCTATGTCTTTCTTATTTATAGCGTCTGCCGTGGACACTGAATCACCTGATATAACCTTTCCTGCTTCATTACTTATGCTATCACTTGCTGTGAGTGTTTCAGATATCGCCCTACCTAGGTCAAATGCTGTAGCATCTACAACAGTTACCGGGTCAGGGTCTACATCGTCGTCGCTCATATCGAAGTCGACAGAGGAGAGGAATATCTTATTGAGGCTTGAGTCTGCTGTAACTGAACTTGCAATCGCCTTAGTTACGTTAACTGTTAGGTCATCTGAGGCTAATAAAGTTTCTTCTTCACTCTTAACTACAGCGATTGTATTAACTATATCCGATGCTGTAACTGTCTGTGCTTCTAGTATAGTAAGTGGGACTATGTATGCTGTCGCACTAATTGAAGTTGCTGGTGCGGCGGTTAGGCCTATAGAATATTCAGTCTTTACAGCAGAAGCACTCGACACCGAAGCCGAGGCTAATATAATTGATGATACTGCTGATGTAAACTTTATATTCACTAGAAATTTTCTCTTAACCTAAACCTTAATGTGTCATATACTGTCTGTACGTCAGTGGCGTACGTCACGATTATCTCACCCTCGTAGGCGCCTGCGTCGACATCTAAAACACCTCCGCTGAAGTCAAACTGTACCTTACCCGTCGTACCGCCATCTAACTTAGTTGTTGAGATAGTAGATAATAATGTCGTACTACCCACAGCTCTAAACTTAACTGTAACAACTGTTGATGAGACAGATAAATCTAACGCCCCGCCTGCAACGTCGTCCGTTAATGTTAAAACAATTATTGGTTTCTCATCACCCTTTACTAATTTAATTACATCAGCCATATTATCCTCAAGCTAGTGGGCGCATCTCAACAGTCATAGACGCTCTTGCAGCACCTAAGGTTGTTCTAGCTCTGCGCTCTGAAATTTGAAATGAAAACTGCTTCGCATGGTATGTTGCTAGCTCTCTGTCACTCCAGTCTTTATTAGGGAGGACAAGTAGATGCTGCAACGCACCGTGCATTATTACGTTCTCTAGCTCATCTAAGACTGACTTATCCATCTTAGTAGCTGTGCGTAGTGGCTTTAATACTACAATCATCTTAACATCGTACTTCACTGCATCGTCAGGGACGGGGGCTAATGCGAAGTTATCGGCATCGAGTTGAGTTATATACCTAGGCTCTGAGCGTTCATCCGTTGTTGCTTCAGGCCACTTAGGTTGTATGTCGTGTAGGTGTTCAATAGTAACAGGTGCTAACTTGCGCCCATTAACAGTTACTGTTAGGAATGCGTGAACCTCTGCATCTGTCGGTGCGCTGTACGCATAGTCATACACACCTGGAGTTAAGCGTAGCTTAGGTTGCTCATAGCGCCAAGCTAGAGTTCTCTCACAGGCCTCGATAGCCGCATCACGAACATACTGCTCAATGATAGGCGTCGGACAACCTGGAACGCTCGGGGCTAAACGAGATACAATCGTACTAAAATCACGTGATGCCATTAGATAACCTCCCCGGGTTTCATACCTGAGTTCTCAGTATCAGTCACTGGTCTACTCTGAGCGCCTACACCTAGAGCCTGTGTAAAGGACTCCTGGAATAACTTAGCTCTATTGGAATTAACATGCTCATTATCAATAGACTCAGCTAAGAATACTGTGGCATCAAGGACTACAGGGAAGTAAGCATCTGATAATAGTGCTACTGCTGTAGTTGCATCATAAGTAGGGGGAGACTGTGTGTACTCTATAACTAGTTTCTGCCCAGCTGGAGCCTTAGGGTAGATGAAGAACCTATTTGGGTTGCGTACATGACGCATCCAGTTTGTTGCAGCTGCTGCTGTGTCGTTCATCCACGACGGTAGCGCTTGGTCTAGTGTCTCACGATTAACTTCGATAACGCCACTACCGCTGACTACTGAATACACCTCAATAACCCTAATGGAATCTGTCGGTGCAGTTTGTAGAACTGCGTCTGTTACACAGGTTACTTCACCCACATAAGCAAATAAATCGGGGCGTAATACCGCGATTCGCTTAAGCGATTGGTTAGCAAACCCGAGTAACACTGCATCAGTGTAGCGTTGGGGCGAATCAATATCTTGTAAGATACGCCTAGTCTCAGTAATTACATCATTCAATATCATTTAAGCAGCCCTTTTGATGCTTCCGCATCTAATTCTACATTACTTGACTTGGGTTGGGCAGGTATTTTTTTAGTGGTTAAGTCCATTTGTGTCTTTCGTTTCTCTTGTTTCTTTGGAATATGTTTCTCAGGGAATGCTACCTCTGCAGAAACTTCTTCGCATAATTCGTTGTCGGCTAGGTATTTATCCCATCCGTATATAGTGCCGTCTGTTTTGTGGCGTAGCCACCTTTGTTCTCCCATAATAAAATCTCCTCTGAAGAAAGAAAGGTTAGGGGCCGAAACCCCCTCCCTTAACTTAAATTACGAACAGTCTGCAACGACCGCCCATAAACGTACAACTGCAGTATCAGCTGCATTGATAGTTTTAATATCAATGGTATCAGCTGCGCTGTAGTATTTACCATTTGAGTAACCCGTAACAGTGTTAGGAGCTGCCTCAGCAAGTACCAAAGACGTTGAGTAAGATGCTGCTGTGTTAGCATTTACACCATCTAAGAAACCGTCAACATCAGAACCATCACCAACATCAATAGTTAGTGTGCCGCCTTCAGCGGTTGTTACATCCAAACCAACTGCTAAGACCATAGTCTTAGCTGGGATGTGTAGCGCTGTCAATACGTCGTTTGCACCAAGAGCTGTTAAGCTCGCTGCTGCACGGTCAGTAGTGATTGTTGCGAAGTTTAATTCAACTTCTAGTACGCCGACTTTATTTACGCCAGAAGCAGTATGTGCTGCTGAGCCTAAGTTATAGCCAGTACCGTCTGTATATGTAGCCATTTTATATCTCCTATATTACAGTGTGATTACTGACTGAGACAATGCTTCAGGTTTTACTACCTTGTAGCCATATACTTGCAAGCCACGGATAATGTTACCGAAAGTTGTTTCAGAACGTAAAGTCTCAAGGTTAGTCATTTGCGAAGCAAACGTCATACCCATCTTATGACCACCGATTACGTCAAACTCAGAACCAGTCTTTTTCAAGTTGTGGCTCACGTATAACGTGAATCTGTCAATCATGCCTAAGCGGCCATTACGTAGCGGTGAGTTACCATCGCCAGTGATTGATGCATCCTTAAGGTCTGATTGCTTAATGTACGCAGCCATCTTAGCTGGGATGATTAAGAAACGGTCACTTTCAGGCGCGTTAGCTTCGTCAAGAGTTAAACCCATGTTGATGATATGCTCGATAACATTAGTACTAGATACAGCAACTGGAGTACCAGTTACACCTAAGTTAATGTTGCCAGAGATAGCACCGGCTGTTGCGCCCTTGTTGCTAGCTGAAATACCCGGAAGGATATCAGTTAACACACGTTGGTCAATCTTAATCTTCATACGCTCTGAAGCGTCCTTAGACCATTGGTCCATCATCTTGATGTCCGACTGAACTTTATCAACGTCGTCTTCAACCGCAGCAAAATACTCACCTTTATCGATAAGTAGTTGTAGCTTAGGTTTGTCAGGGTTTTCAACTTTAAGTGTTTGCCCTTTGACATACGTCTCGATTGTTAACTCAGGGGTAGTACGGATATTAACCGTGTCGCCATAAGCTTTGATTTCACCTTCGTAGTCAGTGTTTGAGATTGCAGACAACACCGTAGCGTCGTAGAAATTCTCAATCAGTTTACCTGACCAAATTTCTGGGATAAAGTTCCCAGAGTATGCTGGTTTACCAGCTGATACTGCAAAAGCCATTGTAGCCTCCTATATTATATTATGCAGTGACAATACGACCGTCTCGCTGTGCAGCGAAAATGTCGCGCTCTATTCTAGCACGTTCTTTATCTTGACCTTTATATCTACCCGACTTGACACCATCATAAAATGCGGTGATATCGGCAGGGGTATATGTCTGGCCACTATCCGACGCAGGCGCAGCGGCGGATTTACCCTTACCCGGTGCTACCTGTTTCTCTAGCTGACTCTGTGCGCTAGTTGTTTCTTGCTGAGCTTGTGGCATACCATTCATACCTCCCCAAGTTGAAAAGAAACTAGCTACCCTGCGTGCATCGAAGTTACTCTGTGCATCTTCTAAGTACGTCTGGCGGCTAATCCCTGTTAGTGGGTCGATATCTAAAAGCCAAGTTTGGAAATCTGGGCTCTCGTTAATATCTCTCCAGTTCGGGACACTACTTGAAAGTTCACCCCAAAACGATTGCTCAGTATTCTGAGCTTGCTGTTGTGACAACTGTTCTACACGAGGCATAACATTTGATTGCAACTGCTGAATCGTTTGTTCTAAGTGGGCGATGCGTTGGTTAGATGCATTAGTTCCTTCTTGGTTCACACGACGCATAACGTCGATTGAGTCACCGTAATCCTCTATGTCCTGCTCTGTTATCAGAGTCTGTGGGACTTCCGGCGCTGCCGGTGTAGGTGTTGGTTGACTCGCTGCTGAACTAAGTAGCTGTTCTAATTGGCTAACTCTATCTGCTAACTCCCGTTTATCTGCGTGCAAACGTGGAATCTCTGCATTGTACATTCCCTGTAGGGTCTTATACTTCTGTTCTAGTGGTTTATCATCTTGAGTGCCTGAAACCGTTTGCTCTTCTGGTTCAGACTGAGGTGCTTGTTCGTCGACACGGTCGGCTTGTACGGCTTCAACTACTTCTCCCTCTTCAGCAGGCTGGGCTACAACGCCCTCCTCTGTGTTAAGGTCTTCATATAATTGTTGTACTGCCTCTGACTGTTTCTTAACTTGCTCTGGTATTGCCATGTTATCGCTCCTATTGGTATGCGTAATAAAATACAGCTATCATTTTGACTCTGCTGCGTGTTCTGGGGACTTTTCTGCGAACTCATAGAGTTCTTTTAGAACTTGGCAT